CGGAGAGGTTGGCCCCGGAGAGGTCGGCCCCGGAGAGGTCGGCCCAGGAGAGGTTGGCCCCGGAGAGGTTGGCCCCGGAGAGGTCGGCCCCGGAGAGGTCGGCCCCGGAGAGGTCGGCCCAGGAGAGGTTGGCCCCGGAGAGGTTGGCCCTTTGGCCACCATCTTCATTGCGGAGCCACTTCCGGTGGCTCTCCAGAATCCTTGGCAGGTCTTGGCTAGTGATCGTCATAGCGTGGGTCCTTTAGGTTAGGTATAAGATATCAAGTAGTATGTTTAATGTCAAAAGGAAACTGGCGTGTTAAGGGTCCTCTCCGAAGACATAAGCCGCCCCAATGAGGCCGAGGATGATGAGCATGAAGGCGATGGCGCAGAGGTTCATGGTTCACCCCAGCCGCCGGCCATGAATTGCTTGGCTTTTTGTAGAGCCGCAATCAAGGCGTCTAAATTCTTCTCTGAGGTAATCTGTATTTCATCCCCCACGTAAACCCGGGGGAATGTGTCGTACCAGGGAGCTCGGTATGAAAATACCTCATTCTGGATGTCCACTGTGTCCCCGTCATTGGATTCGGTCATGGCTTATGCCCCTTCATCTCAACCGAGAATGGCACCACACCCCAAGAAGCCCCACAGCCGCACCTACGAATCATAGGTACCTTTGAGTATCGCACTTCAGCTTCCACCATGTGACCACACTCGGAACACTGGAAGTCGGAATCGCATTTTAGCTCTTCGCCGTCCACAAGGATGCACCACAAGGATGCGTCAGAGTGGTCTATGGTAGTTGGGCTGGGGCGATAGAAGCCGGGAGGTGGGTTTCTCATAAGGTTTAGGTATCCATGCGTAGGGAGTGGTAGAGGAGGTGGCTTACGGCTGACGCCAGTAGCCATAGACGCATCGAGTCCCACCCCGCGTTGGGTTAAAGGTGTCATAGACGACACCATCAATCACAGCCGCGTAGTGTCTTGAAAGGGAAACGATCAATCGACCAGAGGGGAGCTCATCGGCTCTCAAGTGAACCGTGCAGCCCGACCCGATAGCCATGGTGGGAGTCCAATGCCAACCAAGGTGAGCCATCACGCGCACCATGCAGGACTTGTAGACCCCTGATGCTGCATCCGACTTGCCCCGCTTCCGTTTGCCTACTCGTTCTATGAGGGCAAACCCGTTGATGAGGTCGCGGCAGGCCTGGTAGTCCATCCTGGTAGCGATGGCTAAGGCTCGACAAGCGCAGTCACCAGACTTGCCACTATAGCCGGCTGCCTTTCGCCCACCGTCGCTGTGTTGCCACTTCACGGGGCTAACCCTGCGCCTTGCTCAAAGCCATAGCGCGCTCGATATTGGTGTTAAAGTCATCGTCATTTACGATGGGGAACTCACCGCACCCAAGCTGGTTGAAGTGCTTGCCCGTAGTGGGCCCCCAGTGGTTAGCGATACGGAATCGCCACCACCCACCCACAGGCGCCGGCCCGTAGTACGCAATGCATGTCTTGTAGCTGAAGAAGAAACGATGTTCTCCTACAGTCACTATGTGTGCCTTGTTGTTACATGAGGAATCTAGGGAGACTTGCATCGTTTAGCCCTTCTTGGGTCGTTTGGTGCTTTGTGTTGTGGTATGTGATATTGATAGGTATGTATCTAGACCTAGTACGCTTCCGCTTCAGCCTTCGTGATGAAGAAGTGGATACCCCCAGCACACTCCTCCCACCTGTTGCTTGACCACTCGTGGCACGTCACGGTTTCACCTACACGGTACACCGTGCGTCCCTCATCGTGCTTGCTGCGGCCCTCTTCGGCCCCAATCACTTCTAAGACCTCAGCCGACTGCGCGCGGCACTTACGGCCCGTGGCGTTGCTCCGAGGGACTCCGTTGCGGATCACTAACTTGACGATCACACCACCTAAGCACTTCTTGAACCCAATTACGTCCCCCTCATCCGGGATGATAGAGAGTTGAGAGCAAACGAGAGAGTACCCGAGAGCCAGGGTCAAATTTAGGGCCCCGGAGAGGTCGGCCCCGGAGAGGTCGGCCCCGGAGAGGTTGGCCCAGGAGAGGTTGGCCCCGGAGAGGTTGGCCCAGGAGAGGTAGGCCCAGGAGAGTTTGGCCCCGGAGAGGTCGGCCCCGGAGAGGTCGGCCCCGGAGAGGTCGGCCCAGGAGAGGTTGGCCCCGGAGAGGTTGGCCCAGGAGAGGTTGGCCCCGGAGAGGTTGGCCCTGGAGAGGTAGGCCCCGGAGAGGTCGGCCCTTTGGCCACCATCTTCATTGCGGAGCCACTTATGGTGGGCCTCCAAGATGCTCGCAAGCTCACTAACTGAGGGAGTGTGGATCATGATTGGGCTCCGTGAGGTGTGTTGTAAGGTTAGGTATAGGATACTATATAGTATGAGTTAGGTCAAGCCGTGCCGGAGACGGTAGGCTGCCAGCATTGAGCGCCACGAGCGGACCACCTTAGTCTCAACTGCAAGGGTTACTGATTCGTCTATCTCGATGGCCTCCCAAGGCTCAGCCACAAGGCCTGCATCGGTGAGCTCTATCGAGACAGCGTGAGCATTGGTGGAGCGGCACAGGTCGGGGAAGGCGCGGCGGGCTGACATGAGTGGCTCCTTAGGTGGGTGTATGGCTGAACCATACCGATTGGAATGTGATCGCTAGAGGGTTTCAACCCGAGGGGCAACCTAGTGTGTGATACCATACTGGTGGGTATGTGTACTAGAAGGAGGCTTGAGGTGGGCTTGAAGTGGGGCCGAGGTGGACCTGAAGTGGGCTTGAGGTGGCTACCCAAGGACCAAAAACAATTGATACACCCCATGTCGCAAGGTCGATGGCTCAAGCTCAATGGTTCACCACAGGCCCCAAGGCGTGCATCTAGAGCCAATCTCAAGTAGGATGAGATACCGTATCTAATGGGTGGGTGTGTTAGGCCAGTGTGTTGCGTCGATGCGCCACATATAGGCGTGCCTGGTGCCACAGGAGGGAGGGTCGGTCGTGAGGGATGGGCGAGGGGCCGGGGTACGGGGGGAAGTCCGACTCGTCGTTGTCGATATACCCTCTCACATTTTTGCTACACCTCAGGCCTACTCCGTGACCCCTTCAGGTACCACCGGAAGTTCCACCTTACAGCTCTTGTACGTCTTCCTGTATTCATCAGCAGAAACACAGTAGACCTTGTGCTCCTTACGATCCAAGATGATGAACTCCCGGCTCCGGGCACCGGGGACCACCTCATACCTCCAGAAGTCAACTAGGAGGTACTTCAATTCCATCACTGAGAGGAACACCAAGAGCAACGCAAAGACACCTAGGGTAGCTCTTGGGTATTGCATCCGAGAGATGCTCTACACCTCGCCTCTTCGGACAAGCTGCCAGTAGTGGCTAATGCACGAGTCCTTGTCCTTTAGGTACCTCTTCACATACCCAACCCGATCCAGTACCCACCCAACACCCGGGAGTCTGTCTGGGTAGACCTTCACCCCAACATCGAGGTAGATGGTCTCCAAGGACTGCTTCTCTGAGAAGGCTCTCTTGGCCTCCGCTGAAGCCTCCACTCTGGCTGGTCTGTCAGGGGTAATAGGGGGGTATTCTACCTCAAGGGTACTCTGGGTGGGGTCTGACATAATAAGGGCTCCTATAGCCAAAGAGATGGGATACTGAGGGGTATCTAAATGGACCTAAGGGTAGACCTCTAAGGGTCCCCGAGGTCAGTGGGGTCGTATGATCGACCACCACCCTTAAAGGGGCGGTTATCATCATCATCGTCCTCATCCCCCGGTTCATCCCCAAACCTGTCTAATCCGCTCATTGAGGGGAGGGCTAACACCTGCCCTAAGATGCCGTGGAGGACCCAAACAAGGTCTTCCTTGGACACCCCTTGGTGCTCGTGAAGGTATCTACATGACCTGCTTAGGTTTAACCCTAAGGTGACTATGGGAGAGTCACTACCAGGAGTATTCATACAAGGATCTACCTTACAAAGACTTAGAGAGAGGTTTATATATATAGGTTGTAGTATGGTAGCAACCTAAGACTAGATAAGGTAGCTACTTAAAGGTAGTACCTATAAGATATACTATAAGAGAGGGGATCTATCGAGGGGTGGGATCTTACCCGAGAGGGGTGTCTTAGGGGTCTAAGGGCCACTTGAGGGGGTCATTGGGGTGGACCTCATGACCCCACGATCGATTTGTTGCCCCTTCCCTCAGGGGTAATAAGGGGGTAAAATGGTTGGACCCTACTCAGGGTACCCTTTTAATTACTAAGGCCTCAAACCCCCAGAGAGAAGGGGGTCGGGGTCTAGTTCGAATAGGGGTCTTGGGTCATCCAGGTTCTTTCCTCTACAGCACCATCACCGAACGCGTGGTCGAAGAACTCGTGAACCTGTCTTTTTGAATCATCGTCTAAGGTAGCAGCGAGCTCTTCGTCCACATCCTTGGCCAAGGCTTCAAGCCAATATGAGACCCCCATAGCGAGGGCTTCGAGGCGGTCATCGTGCTTGAGGCTACCCCTGTCCCGGGTGATCCGGGTGAGCTGGTAAAGACCTGAGTACCCTTGAGCGGACTCTGAAGCATACGCTTGGGTAGACCGGTGGTCCTCAAGGATGAGGCGCCGGTCAAGGATCAAGCGGTGGGCGTTCAGGACTGGCTCAAGAGAGTCAATGATGCGCTTCTCCTTTTGGGTACTGTGATGTACCTCCTCAATGGAGCACGGGTGGTGCTTCTTGAGGACCGGAAGGAAGAGTTGGGTGAACATGCCGTCACCGAAGTTGGATTCGACCAAGACTCCGTTGACCTTTTGACGCTTGGCGATCAAAGCGAGCTGCTCAAGGGTCTCGGGGGCGTAACCACCAATGAGACCACCCCACTCGGTAGCGTAAAGCTGCCCGTGGAGCATCTTGATGACTGCGTATCCGGTCTCGTCCTTACCACGACCGGAGGGGTCAATGGCTAGGATGGACCCTTGGTAGGGCACCCAAGAGCCTTCAGCGATCTGCATGGGCCTATAGAGGCGGTCACCAGAGAACCCTGGGTTGGGGAGCTCGTTGTCGATGAGGTCTGGAGCTGCTGCCCAAATGACCTTTGGAGGGCCCACCTCGGTATTGAGGTTCATGACCATGAGGTCTGAGAGCTTCAAAGGGTACCGTGTGGCGTCACTGAGGGAGGTATCCAGCATGAACTGGAGGGCGAACCCTGAGCGAGCGTACTCGGCTTCCTTTGAGGCCAACACTTCGGAATCGAATCGTTCCGGCTCGGTTGGAGCCCCAACGAGCTTCGGGTTCGCATCAAGGTCACTGGCCAAGAGGGGTGCCAGGTTGCCTTGATAACCTTCCCGAACTTTACTTGAGGGGTATCGAGCGGGCCAGATGCGGATGCGGTAGCCCTTCTTGGGGAGACTCCGGTAGATGGAGTCTTCGCACTGAGGGGTACCTAGGTAGATGATCCGACCACCCGGCTTGATGATAGCCGCGAACTCTTCGACCTGAGTGCGGAGCTTCTCTCGCATCATTTGGGTCTGGGAGTTCTGAGCGGTCTCGATGTCGTCAGGGATGATGATGTCCGCACGGGAGCCTGTGAGCTGGCCAGTGATACCCAGAGACTTAACGCTGGGGTCACGGGCCGGCAAAGCTGGGCCTACGTCGAACTGAACCTTGGCCTCACGTTGGTCCGTGCGGGGCGTGAGGTGGTTCAAGAAGGAGACTGTATTGATGATTTGGAGACAGAAGGTGCTGGTGTTGTCCGCGTGAGCTTTCGAAGCGGACACCACCATGATCTTGAGGTTGGGGTTCAACCAAAGGCACCACGCCACGAAGGCAGCGGTTACCCAGGTCTTCCCCACACCACGGAAAGCCTCCAGCATGTCCTTTTCGGTGCCATGCTGAAGGAAATCCGCCATGTCGAGCTGGATGCGGGTTGGCTTAGGAAGCCCAAGTTCGTGCCAGACGACCGACAAGAACACCTTGAAGTCGGACTTCATGTCCGACTCGGAAGGCATCTCGAAGGTCATTTGTGTTAGGCGCCGCCCTTCATGATGCCGGTGTCTACCAGGGCATCCCTCATGGCATCCCCAAGGGTCTTGTCAGCAGTCACATCAGCCTTGACCTTGGCAAGCTGGGCCGCCAAAGAGGCAATCGCATTAGCGATGATGGTGAGCTGAGCATTCACGTCCGACACAGCCGCAGCAGTGTTGCCGACTCCATCGGTACCCGTAAGGCTATCATCAATGGCAGCCAGAGTGGTACTTGCGGTGCCCCCTGAGGAGTCCGTGAGGGAATCCTGGGTCTGAGCAGCCGCAGCGGCCTGGTCCGCATCAGCCGGCTGAGAGAGAGGAGTAGTCCCCCAGAATGCTAAGAGGGACTCTGGAGTAGCTCCAATCATGGAGCCGGTGCCTTCCTCGGAGACTTCGATGTTGGCGCCATCGGCCATCACAAGCTGGGAGACACCATCATATTCCCCACCCGCAAGGGCGATGGGATCGGGTTGGTCATAGGAGATACGTAGGGGGCGGAGCTCACCCACCATATTGAGCTTGCAATACTTGGTGACTGGAGTGTTCGTCACGGTGATCGTGATGGTCTCTCCAGCGTCCACTTGGACCATATCTTCGAAGGCCTGAGAGTCATCCTCGTGGTAACCCCACGGGAACTCACAGGAGACCTCGTAGGTGCCCGGATCGGTGAAAGTAAAGCCCACCCCATCACACTTCGAGAGGATGATGCTGGGCAATGGTCCGGCCGAGAGTGCCGTAGAGAAGGACGTGAGTGACATTTATTGAAGGGCTTTCAAATGAGTAGGTATAGATATTTCAAGAGGTCTGTTAGAGCCTCACCAGGATCATCACTCCAGAGCCACTTGGGCCGGAGGTAGCTTCATTGGAAGAGGCGATGGACCGCACGGCGTAGCCTGGATCATCAGAGTTAGTGAACGTAATACCGTCCGTGCTGGTCACGAGGTGTGGACTTGAGTCTATACCAGCGAAGAAACGTGCTGACACTGCATCGTAGCTTAGGTCAAATACAAAGGTCGCGCTGTGTTGAGGGGCACGAACCGTCCAGTTGTTCCCGTCTGGGCTAGTAACGGTTGAGCCATCGGTAGTCCCACCAACAAAGAACCCCAAGCCAGCCGTCATTCGGTAGATTCGGTCTCCCGAGGTTGTGGTGAAGGCGTTGGACCAAGAGGTGCCATTAGCACTGACTGCGACAGCCACGCCATCAGCAGCAGCGTTTCCACCACCAGCGTAGAATCGGCCCCCAGAGAAGACTAATGAGTAGAGAAGGCCGTTGGCTGCGGGGACCGTGTGAGAGGTCCAAGTGGTACCATCTGGTGAGGAACGTATAACAGGCGTGGACCCATTATTACCTACCGCGACAAACAATCCCTGACCGTATTCGATGCTGTTGACTACGGTGAAACCAGGGATGTTGCAAGCACTCCATGTTGCGCCTGAATCAGTACTAATACCCCCATCACCATTGGAACCTGAAACCAAGAAGGTTCCGGTGGGGCCTTCTACGACTTTGGTGTAGAGGCTGGAGGCTCCAAATCCCACAAAGGTCGGGAAATTGATGCCATCAGTTGAAACGGCTAACTGACCGTTGCTGAGAGACACATACCATTTTGAGACGGACGCAATATAGGCGGCTCTCTGGCCTATGACTCCAGAACTCCCACCAGACGCAGTAAAGCTAGCTCCGTTATCTGTGGAGTATTGGTATGCTCCATTGCCATTTCCTGCGATATTCGTGACCGTCATTGGGCTTATCTCGTCAGTTTAAGAGTCAGAACCAGGTCCACCGGGCTCGATGGGGAAGTAGCAACGACCGTCAGGGTGTCCCCAGCCGCAATCGTGTTAGCAGCAGTAGCGGTGGTGGTAGACGGAGTTGAAGAAACCGCGACGGCGCTCAGTCCGGTAATGGAAGTACCATTAATCTTGACATCGAGGGTGACCGTTCCGCTGGTCGTTGCGGCAATGAGTTCATTGACGGTAAACGCAATTTCACTCTTGTAGACCAGTGTGTAGGTCTTTGCCGTGGGAGCCTCAATCATCGCGCTGATTTGCTCGATGGCGACTCCGAGGGCACTTCTAGCGGCGGCTGCCGTGGTGCTAGCAGTGCCACCCTGGGCGACCGAGAGAGGCGTGGTTAGGCCACTTAAGCTAGTGATGTCTGAGTTGGCGCCTGAAGCGGCACCTCCAAGACCACTGAGGGTAGCCGGGGGTGAGCTAGCTAGGCCCGCCCCGCGCTTTCTTCCAATAGTCATTACTCACTCACAACAAAGGAAAGAGTGCCCGAGCCGGCCTGAGTTTTGAAGTAGACCGTCTGGGAATCCCCGGAGTTGAGCTTGATGTCAAACGGGGTATTTGCGGGCACGGGGAAGTACGGGCCTCCAGTGGCGTAGCCGTAGTGCCAAGCAACGGTAGGGCAGATGGCTTGGACAGTTCTGCGGGAGGCGTTCTCAGTGAAGACGTAGTTGTTCTCAGCAGTCGTGATAGCAAGGGCCGTAAGCACCTTACCAACCTTTGAAACCGTGTCGGTTCCGTTGGCCATGGAATGATTCTTTTCTTAAAAGGGTATATTTAGGTTAAGGGCGAATTATTTATGTCCGCCCCACCACACCCCAATGACCGCGAATGCGGCTGAGATGGCGGAGGCGATACCAAGAGTCTTTGAGCGAGCTTCTTCAAGGGACGTGATTCGGGCCCCATGGCCATCATCAGTCCTCTGGGCCCTAGCAAGATGGGCATCAAGTTTTTCGTTCATGGCTGCTTGGCCTGCGACCAGTTGTCCGAGGAGAAACTTCTCGTTATCATCAAGTGACATTGATTAGCTCACTCTGATTATCTTGGTCGTCACGAGAGACGGCTGCATATTGTTGTGAGCCGCTCCACTTCCGGCTGAGCCGGTGGCACCAGGACCAGACGTGGGAGCTGCTTCTCCATAGCCTGAGGAGCCCCCTGAGGTAGAGTGTCCAACTAGGCTATGGGAGTGCGCAGGGAGCTCTGAGGTTGAAAGAGTGTGCGTCTCGGTACCTACGGTTCCGCCGTTAGTGCGAGCCGTGAGACCAGTTCCGGTTCCCGAACCAATCGCTGTCCTACCCCGGAAGTCGGGAATGTTGAACGTGGTGGTACCATTACCGGTACCGAAGCGGGTTGAGGTAAGTCCGAAGAGAGTTGCGTAGGTTGATCGGCTAATAGCCGCGCCATCGCAAATCATCCAATTGGCACTCGGAGCAGTGAGCCCAGCGTAGTCTAAGATGGTACCGATCGGGAGTGTGAGGATAAGACCGGGGTCCAGCTTGTCCTCGGTGACAGCTCCGTCTTGAATCTTATCGGTGCTAACTGAGTCGTTCTGAAGTTTGTCTTCAGAGACCGAATTATTAGAAAGTTTATCCTCGGTTACAGCGCCATCAGCGAGCTTCGCAGTGGTAACCGAGTCATTTAGGATAGTTGTGGCTAAGATGGTCGGGAGTTGAACCACCTCAATGGAACCCACTCCACCGGGGATCGGAGAGTTTAAGGTTAGTGTGGTGCCCGAAACTGAATAAGATGACTTGTCTTGGGCCACACCATCAAAGAACACAAAGGTGTTCTGCTTGGAACCCGGATCGGCCGATAGGGTAAGAGTAGTGGATACCCCAGCCGTAAATTCCGAGCCGTCGTCAAAGTGGTCAGTCTTGATAGCCGCAATGCCATTTTCAGAGGCTATTACAGAGACCAACTCGTCAGTTAACTCTTGGATGATGTAGAAAAGTTGGTTGGAGTCCGTATCAAGGGCCGACTCAGCATCGAGTACAGACCCGTTAGCGAAGTCCACCAAGCGGGAGGCGTTAGGGGTAGAGCGCCCGATCTTGACCACAACGTCCGCATCAGCGGGGTCATCAAGGCGGATGAGGGTGTCCGACACCCAGCTCCAATCGGAGCTCTCAACGTCATCGAGGTAGACGTGAACGTGGGACCGGTCGAGATAATCGAAGGTGACGTTGAAGTCTGTCTCGCTGCCGTTCCCGGTGTAGAGAACGTAGGAGAGGGCCATGTGGTGAATGCCTTAAATTTGAAAATGGAAAGACCCACCCAGGGGTTACCTAGGTGGGTCCTTTAGAGTTAAGAGACGATTACTTGTCAGTTACCGAGGAGCGGCTTTAGAGCGTCAATGCCCGACCGCTTCACGTTCTTGACGTTGTGTTCATCCGTTCGGATGTCCGCATCGAGCTGAGGGTATTCCTTACGGAGCCTCTTCATGGTGGCCTCGTGGTACTCCCCAAGGATCGCTCGAACCTTGTCGAGCTTCTTTGAGGTGTACTCATCGTTGCCATCAGGGAGGTCCTTGTACCGCTGAGATTCAATCTCATTGGCAAGGCGCTCCTTGAGCGTGTACCGCCCCTTCCGCTCGATGGTACGGAGCTCCATCAACCGGTCGTAGGCGTCCTGACCCTTCTCATTCTTGTACTTGGTCAGGTCGATGCGCCCATTGGCGATCTTAGGAGACGGCGGCTGAAGTTTCCCGTTCTGAGCCAACCGAGCCAACTCATCCTTAACGGAGTCGTGGAGGTCAGTTGACATAGCGAACGGAGAGACGCTGTCAGGCCCAAGAGCCGGGGGAAACTTCATGGGTTCACCAAGCATG